TGTTTTTGCTGTACCTGGCACCTACAACCTTAACTTTTTAGGTCAGTTTAACTTTACTGGCGGTACAAGCGACTACCACATTACTTGTTGGTTTTCTAAAAACGGTGTTCAGGTTCCGGCTTCTGCTTTTACCTTTACCACAGCTAGTGCTCAAAACTCACAGGTTTTAGCAAATATTGAATCCCCTATTTCAGTTGTTGCTGGGGACTATATCCAATTTCACTGGTGGTCTGGTGCATCAGGTATGGCACTGATTGCTACCGCAGATGGTACAAACCCAACTCGCCCAGCATCTCCATCAGCTAACTTAACCATCTATAACGTAGGGTAATTACCATGACTAAAAGTACAAAGAAACATCCCGGCTTTGAAAAAGCTTCTGCAAAGATTGCTAAGAAGGAAGGCGTCTCCCAAAAGGCGGCAGACCGAATTTTGGCAGCATCTTCACGAGGAGCTTCAAAGGGAGCCAAGAAGAAGAACCCAAGGCTCAAGAAGGTCGGATAATGGCAAAAGTAAAGATTGCCGGAAAAACCCATAAGTTCACTAAGAACAAAAAGGGCGACGTTATCGTAAGCCATCCTAATGGTGGGGGTCCTACTATGGACTTAACCAAAAAAGATGCTAAGATTAAGACTGTGAAAGATGGTATTGCCGCTGGCCGTCAGTGGCACAAGACTCACAAGAAGGGTAAGTAACTATGTGCAAAGCATGTGGCTGTGGCTGTTCAAAGCCAGGTTGCAAGGGTGCCTGCAAGAAGAAAGCTGGCAAGCCTACAACAAAAAAGGGTAAGTAAATGACCCAAGAGTGCAAGTGTGAAAACTGCTCTTGCGGAAAGAAGGACAACAATGGCTAAGAAAAAAGAGTCCGATAAAGAGCAAGATAAGAAGCTCGAAAAGGGAATGACCCCAGCTCAAAAGAAAAAGTTTGAGGCTGCGGATAAGAAGATGGACAAGAAAAAGCCTTCCCGCAAGGAAGACGAAAAGATGGACAAGGCATTAGCTAAGAAGATCAAGAAAAAGAAGTAAAGATTTAGCCCCCCACAAGGGGGCTTTTTCCTTTATGATTGCCCTGACGCCAGAGAAATCTGGAACCCTGCTGAAATACCCTTACGCCTCTATAGGAGGATTCTGATGCTATACCTTGCTAAACGGCTGGTCGAACAACAGACCGATGCCGATCGTGAAGAGTTCGTTCGTGGAGCAGCGGGAATTATGCCGGGTTCAGGAATCAAAAAGATTGCTGTATCTGCTGGCGTAGGCTATCTGCTTTCGAAGGTACTCAGCAAACGTGGCTAAGTTATCATCAGTATTCAACTACGCAATTAGGCGCTCGGAGAAAGCAGCAACTCCCGCTTATACAGCCAAGCTTCGCAAACATGTTGCTGATTACGGCTGGCCATCAGACATAGTCTCAAGTCTTTCTATGATCCATGATGGCAAAGGACATAAAATCTCTTATCCAGAGCACTTAGAAAATCAGATCCTTACTCTTGAGTATGGAACCCAGGATACTCAACCTAACCCTGCCCTACGTACTTTTATGATGGGGAACTAAGATGCCATTTATCCTAAATGAAGATGCCGCTCTAAAGAGCCTGCTCTCTGGAATCACAGTTTCAGATGGCGGTAACCCTTCACGTCCTGTTGCCGTATTCTATGGGCAGCCTGACAAAGAACTTCGTCAGCAATCCTACCCCTACATCACCCTTGATCTTGTAGGCATTAAGGAAGATACTACCCGTGCCCACCGTGGGTATATCCCCATCTCCTATCTTCCTGATAATGGCACCACTTTAGATTCAAACAAAGAATACAGTACTGGGTATCCTATCCCAGTAGACCTTATCTACCAGGTAAGCACCTGGGCTCGTCAGCCCCGCCATGATCGCCAGATCATCGCATCTTTGCTTTCTTTTGGTAGACTACCACTTAGATTTGGCCAGCTATACGTACCTCAAGACAACACTATCCGTCGTCTTGATGTATTAGGATTCTCAAAGAGAGATAGTACTGAACAGGACAAGCGCCTGTTTAGCAATGTCTTTAATGTTCGCATTAGTGCGGAAATCTTTGAGAATTCGCTAGACCAAATGTACGAAGTACTACACAACCCTAACATCACGTTTACAAGTCAGACATCAACCTTTGTTCCGTAAACTACCCGGCCCACTATACCTAATCCCTTCTAACAACCTAATCTCTTAAGGAGAAAACTCAAATGACATACCAACGTCCCGGAGTGTATATCCAAGAAGTCGCATTACAGCAAGCTATCACACCAACAGACTTCAGTGCTGCGTGTGGTGCATTTTCAGGTACCCTTCCACAGGGACCAGTTGTCCCAACACTCTGTGGCACCTGGCGTGACTTTGTAAACCTTTACGGTGGATTAAACAACTCTTACCCAACAACATGGGCTGCGTATCATTACTTCTCAAATGGTGGCCGCAACCTTTACGTAAACCGTGTCCCAGGTTCTGGCGCAACTGCTGGTTCCGCATCGTTTACTGATGGCTCTACAACCGTTACAGCAACCGTTACAGCGGCTTCTGCTTCAGGCGGAGTAGTAACCTACACAACTTCTACTGCCCACGGATTCTCTGTAGGACAGACAGTAACCATCACAGGCCTTAGCACAACTGCATTTAACCTTACAGGTGTTCTAATCGGTTCTGTACCAACAACTACCTCGTTCACAGTTACAAACGTTGCAACAGGAACAGCAGTAACAGGTGCTTCTGCTACAGCGACTGTAACCCCAGGTGTTTGCTTTACCCTTTCTGCTGATAACGTCGGTTCATGGTCTCAAAACTACCAGGTTCAGATTGTTCCAGCCGGTACTTCAAACCGCTTTGGTATTGTTGTTACTCAGAACGTAACTGTCAATGGAAATACAAGCACGGCTATTGTAGAGCAGTTTACTGATCTCAGCATGAATCCTTCAGATCCTAACTATGTGGCCTCTATCATCAATGCTACCTCTAACACTTTGGGTCTAGTTACAAACGTAAACAATGCTAAGTTCCCATACACAGGTGGAGCAGCAGTGACTCTTGCTGGAGGTACAGACGGTACAGCACCTAACACAGCTGCTTATAAGACCGCATGGACTAACTTTGACAGCGTAGGAAACTCTTTGGTTCTTTATGCTGCAGACGCTCCATATGCAAGCGCAGCATCAACTACAGCTCAGATGCACGCTGATGCAATCAGCTATGCTTCTACTCGTACAGATGCATTTGCAGTCATTGATACCCCAGCTGGAATGGGTTCAGCTACCGCTGCTCAGAACCAGATTGTCAACACAGTTGCTGACATCGGCGGTAACTATGGAAACCTTGCAGCCGCATACTGGCCATGGGTTTATGTTCCAGATGCAACTAAGGCTCAAGGAACTACTTCTCTACAGGCTCCAGGTGGAATGGTTGTAGGTCAATACATTGCAACCGACATTCTTCGTGGACCTCAGAAGACTCCAGCTGGTCTACAGAATCAACTTGCAAACGCTCTTTCTACAGAGTACCAGTTCACTAACGCTGACCTAAACAGCTTGAACGCATCTATCAACCCAATTAACACTATCCGCAACGTACCAGGTGCAGGTATTGTTATCATGGGTGGTCGTACCCTTACCAATAACCCAGGTAACCGCTACATCAACCTACGCCGTTCATTGATCTACATCGAGAAGCAAATCTCACAGCTTACTCAGTTTGCTGTGTTTGAGAACAACGATGCAAATCTATGGACTCAGCTAAAGTCGGTTATCGGAGGCTTCCTGCTTACTTATTGGCAGCAGGGTGGTTTGCGTGGAACAACTTCTTCGCAGGCTTACTATGTAATCTGTGACTCTACTATCAACTCATTTACTTCCATCCAAAATGGCTATGTAAATATTGAAGTAGGCGTTGCACTAGAATATCCAGCAGAGTTTGTTGTGGTCAAGTTGTCACAGCTAACCGGAAGCGCAACAGCGTAAGGAGAATATAACAAATGGCAACATACTCATTATCTACGGTACAGACAGATCCAATCCGTAATTTTAAGTTCCTTGTGACCTTCAGCTCACCAAACGATAAGTCTGGAAAGCTTAGCTCATCAAGTGGCGGAATCTTTGGAAGCATGGGTTTTGTATCTGTATCCGGTCTTAGCATCGCTACAGAGACCATCGCATATCGTGAAGGTGGATACAACACCAACGTGCACCAGATCCCTGGTCAGACCGCATTTACACCAATCACGCTAACCCGTGGTTCTATGATCGGTCAGTCAGGAAGCTGGGATTGGATGTCACGTCTGTTCTCAGTCTTGACCCCAACTCTAGGCACAACAAACGATTTGGGCTCTGAGTTCCGTGTTGACTTGGACATCCAGGTCCTATCACATCCAAACCCAGCTGCTTCAACCGGTAACGGTGGAACACAGGCAGGTCTTGGAGATTCTACCCAGCACACCTCGCTTCGTTTCAAGGTGTACAATGCTTGGATCACATCACTTGCTTACAGCAACCTTGATGCCGGTTCAAACACACTTATGGTAGAAGAGATGACATTGGTTCATGAAGGCTTTGAAGTATCTTATGCTCCAAGCCTATCAACCACTGCTCCAGCTATCAACCGCTAAAAATCTAACTAAAGGGTAAACAATATGACTACAGATACACAGACTCTAAATGCAGAAGCCAACCCTGAGCTAGCCAACAGGTTAGTTCAGGAGGCTTTAAATCAAGCAGAAAAGGTTGAGGAGAAGAGGCCAGCTACTAAGATGGCCCCTCCTCCTAACCCAAAAGTTAATTTACTTATTGGTGTAGTTGATCCGTTCACAGGCACCACTATGGACACCGTAGAAGTGCGTGAGCTTAACGGCGCTGATGAGGAAGCTTTGGCTAGGATTACAGATGCGGGCAAGTCCCTAATGGAAATCTTAGAACGAGCAACAGTAAAGATTGGGGATGAAGATGCAACCCCAGGCTTACTTGATCAGCTATACGCTGCAGATAGGGAGCTTGTTCTTTTAGAGATTCGAAATAAGACCTTTGGTTCTACCATCAAGCTTGGGCCAGGCGCATGCCCAAAGTGTGGGGAAGAACAGGTTTTTGAGATTGACCTAGAAACAGACGTTCCCTTAAAGAAATTAGAAAGTCCTCTAGAATTTAACATGGCCTGTAAGGCTGGAGAAGTTGTTATTTCCCTACCTAAGGGTGCTGCTCAGAAAGCTATTGTAGCTTCAAGCACAAAAACTAGTGCAGAATTGGATACAATTCTCCTCAAGCACTGCATTATCTCTATCAATGGCAGGCCGGTACTTACAACAGATGATGTAAGAAACCTAAGCCTAAAAGACCGTAGGGATATTTTGCAGCAGATATCAGACCGCAACCCTGGCCCACAACTCGACAAACTATCTAAGGAATGCTCCTCTTGTAATCAGGAGGTAAAGCTGCCATTAACACTGGCAGATATCTTTCGGTGAAATAGATTATGAGTCTCTTATGGATATCTATGAGGCGTTAGCGCTTCAGTATCCTGGGTGGACTTACAACGAGATTCGTGCTCTTTCTTTTAGAGAACGAATTAACTGGATAAATAAAGCTATTGATCGTGTAAGGCGGTGATGTATGTCGGCCATAGGTAACCTCTTTAGCCCAGACGGTGAAGAAGACGCTCTGGGTAATTTTGGCGTTGATGCTAAGACCTTTGAGGACCTGCCACAGGACATGCTCAAGCTTTTCCAACAGGTCGAAAAATATGTAGATAGCATTATTGCTAAATGGGATAAAGCCCTAGATAAAACCGAAGATGTAACCGGCAAGGTTGGTAATAACACCCCTGGCGGTAAACTTGGTATGGGCTCCTTTAGCGTTGGCAGCGTAGCTGCTGGCCTTGGAATGGGAGTAGTTGGTGCAGGCGCTGCGCTTATGCAGGCGGCGCCAAGCACCGGCTCAGCTGTTGCTCAATACATGGGTGCAGCTACCTATGCCGGTTACTCAGGTATGAGTGTTAACCAAGCAATTGCTATGGCTAACAAGCAGGTAGGCGGCGGAGCAACAAGTGCTATGAGCCCAGTTATGGCTCAGGCTGCTCTTGCTTCATCAGGCTATGCAGCTAATACCGCAACCTCTCAAAGAATTATGGGTCAAGTTGGTGGCTTAAGTGCCATGACCGGAATGAGTAACGAGCAGGCTGCGGGCGCCATTGCTGGCATTAATGGAATGAACTTCTTGCGTGCCGGTATTCGAGTACGTGATGCAAACGGCGACTTGCAAAATCCAACATCAATTATTAACTCTATCTATAGCCGTTTTGGCCAGCATGTAAAGAGCGCCAGCGATGCTATGGGTACCTTCATGAACACAAGCTCTACGGGTTACCAGAGCTTAAGCGCTTTGGCAGGCGGCAATCAACAACTCTTGTCTTTGTTGCAAGATGCTATGGTTCTTCGTGCTAAAAAGGGATCAGCCCTAACATCTTCTGATCTTGGTGACGTTAATAACACCCTAGGTATTATGGGTGGAATGGGCAAAGACAATCCTTTTGCAGCTAACTTTAGAAATAACTCAGCTCAGAATAAACTTCTTGGAGCTACTCAAGGCGGACTAGTATCGGGATACGATACTGCGCTTAATGCCTCTGCTTCTGTTACTGATGGCCTTACAAAAATGGCTGAGCAGTTTCCAGGGGTAACGCAAGGTTTAATGAAGCTTAAGGGAATCCTTGAAACATTCCCGAATGCTAGCCCTACTGCAAATGCGCTCTCACAAATTGGTGGTGGCCTGCTAGGTGGCGGCGCAAATATGCTAAGCAACAAGATGCTTATGAAGTCTTTGGAAAAGATGTTTGGTAAAGAGGCCAAGGTCTTGGAAAAGGATGTAGCAGAATCTGCAGCAAAGGCTGCTGAGAAGGGTTTGCTTAAGAAAGCCGCACCTTCATTCTTTGGTAGATTGTTTGGTGGAGTTAAGAATGTTCTTAGGCACCCTAGCGACATTCTTAAGCTGGGCGCAACTGCTGTTGAAGAAGCCGGTATTGCTGGAGAAGAAGTATTTAGTGGCGGAGCTGCTACTCCAGCTGTTGTTGCTGAAGAAGCGGGTATTGCGGCTCAAGATGCGTCTATTGCAAAAGATTTTATTCAAGGGGCTGCTCACGGTGGTTCTTCAGATCACGGTAACTTAGGTACTGGAAGTAAGAAGAGTTTACTAACCCCTACTAAGTACACCTTGCCTGTAGCAAAATCTACCCCAATTACTTCTCCTTATGGAATGAGAGCAACGCCTTCTGTTCCTGGTAAGCGTGGTGGTGGCCGCAGTATGCACAGCGGTATTGACTTTGGCGTAAGCGTAGGAAGTCCCGTATATGCTATTAGAGATGGCGTGGTTGCTACTGTTGGTCAAGGTGGAGGTTGGGGTAACTATGTAGTTATTGACCACGGAGATCATTCATCTCGCTATGCTCACTTGTCTTCTATTGTGGTTACAAGGAAGCAAAAAGTAAAAGCCGGTCAAATTATTGGTCGTTCTGGAGGTAAGCCAGGAACTCCTGGAGCTGGAGACTCTACAGGTCCACACCTTCACTTAGAAGTTATGAATAGCAAGGGCGTTAGGGTTGATCCAAAGCCTTTCTTAACTGGCGCAGGTACGTCTCAAGCAACTATACCTCTAGGTACATCTGTAGGATCACATCAGGCAGCACAATCTGGATCTAATGGTTTTTCTAACTTCCTAAATACTGATGGGACCTCTAATCTTGGTCAATACGCATCTACAGATATTGCGTCTCTATTAAGCAACTCAATTACTGGTAAGGCAATGACATACTCTGATCTTGTTAAGAAGGTCGGAGCAAGCAAGGCTGCAGATATTATGGCCGGTATTTCTGGACCACAGGTAGATGAAAAGATGATTCCTGGCGGTAAAGATGGGTTAATGAGAACCCTTAGTGCTAAAGGATTCTCGGGTAAAGCTTTGCAAACAGCTTTTGCTATTACTTTAGCAGAGTCTGGTGGACGTCCTGGAGCAGTAGGCGATGTAAAGTTGCAAGATGCTAAGTGGGGTCCAAGCTATGGTCTATTCCAGGTTCGTTCTCTTAAAGATTGGAAGGCATATAACGAGCCATTTAGAGATGGTTCTCGCCTTCGTAACCCTAGCTTTAACGCTGCTGCTGGGTATACCATCAGTAATAAGGGACATAACTTTAACCCATGGTCTACATATACAAGTGGATCATTCCTTAAATATCTTAAGGAAGCTCAAACTGCTGCCCACGATATTGGGCAGGGTGGTGGACCAGCTTCTCTAGGCATCAGCACTACTCCAGATGCTCCGTCTGTACACTCATCAACCGGAAGCAGCGCAACCTTTAACGCTAGATCTAATGTTACAATTAAGCTAGATATGAATGTACATATTGCTCAAGGAAGTATTGAAGAGACTGAAAGGTTAGTTAAAGCCGTGTCACAGAGACTAACTTCTAGGGGAGTTCTAGATAAGATTGCGAGCGCCCTATAATGCCTACACCTACATATCAATACTTTTATACTATAGAAGCTTGGATGAACTGGAGCTATGTAGATCTTAATAATGATCTAGCTACAGCAAACAACGCCAGTACTGCCGGCGTGTACTACACGTCTTCTTTTAACTTGGCTGATATTGCAAATAACCCTCCATCATTCTATTGCCTGTATAGGGAAACTAATACCAAAGCTACAAGCAAGACTGTGCCTGCAGCTACAACATTTACGCTTCCTATTGGGTATCAAGTTCAGTATAGGATTAGGTTCTATCAGCTTTTTGGTGGTACCTATTACTGGCTAACTAATAGTTACGTTACTGTACATAATGCAACCAGTGTGTCCGGGTTTACCTTGGGCAAAGTAAATACTGACCACAACACTTTTTCTGCTGGACCAAACATTTCCCATCAAGGTACTGGAGATACTTTCTGGTTTACCCTTAGCCCTAATGCCTATGTAGCCAGCTCATCTACACCTTTTACATTAAGCGGCACCATAAATGGCGGAGGTTTAAACGGAGATAACGGAACTTACTCAATATCGTCTTCTATGCTCCTAAATGTAAACCCTACAATTTTAGGAACTCCTGTACAAAAAGGTCAAAAAGTACCTGTAACCCCTCACCTTCCAGACGCATTTCTTAATGCAATTACTTATAACACCACTACTGCTCCTACAGGATCACCAACATATCCTCCTGTAGGAGACTACGTATGGGACTACTGCAACCAGAAATGGCATGGAATTTACAAGGCCCCAAACACTAGCTTAGCTGGAGTTAAGACTGTTGTTTTCCAAGAGTGGCAGTCAGATGTAAGTGGTAAGCCTTCAAAAGTAGGCGGTCTTATTACTGATAAAGATGGAAGCAAATACAAAGCTTTAGTTGCAAGCTACCTTGTTTATGCTAAAGGAGACTGTGCTTCTCCTGCTAACAATGGTGGAGGAAACACTGGCGGTGGTGGTGGTGGCGCCGGTGGAGGCGGTGGTGGCAATAGCGGAGGAAATAACGATGTTGCTGTCTCCTACAACCCACCTACCGATCCAGTAAGGTGGAATCCACCTCCACATAAGTACGCTAGAGATACTCAGTATGCCCAAAGAGTTGCAAATACTAATGGGTGGAATGGCTCTACCTTTGCAGAATTGTCTGGTACAACTTTTGAAAGAGGACGCATCTTTCAAGATAGTCTTGGGGCATCTATTTTAAATAAAGTGACTCCGGGTAAAGGTAAAAAGCTTGGCACCGTAAACCAATGGGGCTTTAGGTTTATGTATAACCCTACTACCTTTATATACCAAACCTCGACCAATAACTCTGTTGACTGGACTTTAGGGCCAAAGAACTCTGCGGCACTTCTTGCCGGTAATTCTCAGGTTAGCTTTGATATCTACATCAATAGAATTCCTGATATGAACTACTGGCTAAATATAAA